GAACACCAAGGGCTGGATTGCTCGTAACAAAGAATCTTTGATGCGAGACTTGGGCAATGACCAAGAAGAACTAATTGATCAAATGCTCAAGATGGCTGGTGGTGAAATGCATGACCCAGTTGTCTCGTCAGGTCGCCGTCGTATTGCCATGAATGAAGGCTATGTTGGTGAAGCAGATATGGGCCAGTTGTCTGGTGTACGCATTTCTGACTTCTTCCAAAACGACCCAAGTCAAATTGTCTCTCAATATGCCCAACGATTGATTGGTGCAATTGAGATTCGCAAGGGTTTGCAGGTCATGGCTCAAAAGCATCCCAACACATTCGGCAAACTTCCCGGTGCGGCTGATGGGTCAATGTCGGTTGACGAAGTAACAGCACACCTTGCCAAGTACGCTGACAGCAACCGAACCGCAGACTTCATTGAAGAAAATGTGTCTATGTGGTGGCGTGCTACTACTGGTATGCCCATTTACAGAGAAGCAAAAGGGTCAACTCTTCGGAGTGTGTTGTTCATGCAGGGTCTTGGACAGTCCACTATTGGTGGGTATCTCGGCCTAGCCCAGTTGCCTGAAATCGGCAATAACGTAATTCAAAACAGTTTGCGATCTGCAATGACACAGTTTGACATAAAGGAGATGAGTAAAACTCTTTTCTTGGGTCTTCGTAAGGCCAAGGGTCTTCCCGGCACAGGACCAGTTGATCGCTTAGGTCGAGCCTTGTACACCCATACGGCTGTGGGTATTGATTACGACAACGCCAATCATGTGATTCGCCGTCTTGACGATATGGGTTTTGATGGTCACTTACGACAAGCCTCTAAGCCTGAAAGGTTTGTTGACTGGGCACGGGAAGTGTCAATGCTACACCCACTTGGAATTATTCCAATGGACACGTTCTTGCGACGATGGGGTGTTAAGTCAACCTTCCAGCACTTTGTGGATGTCGCATATAAGTGGAACCCTGATGCTGGCCCTGTCCTGCGAAGATCATTCTGGCGTGATGATGTTCGACGCTTTGCTCAACTCGGTATTGATGAAGACATGGCACAGCGTATTGCCAAAGAACTTCGTCGTACCGATGTAGTTGAGGTAATCGAAACACCTTTGGGTATTCGAGCGATGGATATCAACTTTGAAAAGATCGTGGATCAAGGTGCGTATGACGCTTTGATTCTCGGCATGCGTCGAAAAATGGACAGCCTTGTGCAGCGTCAGCAGTTTACTGATATGCCGGGATGGGTCAGCATGAACCCTGTAATCCGATCTTTGATGCAGTTCCGTGTGTTCTCACTTGCGTCTAAATCTAAGCAGTTGGCTGCGGGTATTGCTCGTGGTGATGCTACAGAGGCTGCAAATATTGTCGCATCGTCGGGCTTGGGCTACCTTTCTTACCTTGGTTTGACCTACGCTAGATCCTTCTCAGTTCCTCCAGAAGAGTTCGATGCATGGATTGCCGAGCGAACTAGTTTTGAAAACACATGGAAATCTGCGATTGTCCGAAGTAGTTACTCCAGCATTCTTCCGATGTTGATCGACACTGGAGCAATGGCAATGGGCGGTGCTGGCATTATTCCCGGCAAAGACCCAATCTTTAACAAGTACATCCGAAACACTGAAGGCAACCTAAATGTCTTGACTGGATCGGTTGCTTGGGGCATTGGTCAACGGTTTGGCTCAGTGCTAACAGGAACGCTGGGCAACATCCTTAGTGACAAAAATGACTGGAGTAAACAAGACCTCCGGGACATTCAAGCACTAATTCCTCTTCTTAAACTACCCGTATTGGAACAGATCATCTCTGCGGGCATCAGTAACACTAACCTCATTGATCGTGACGGGAGTACTAGTAGATAATGGCACTTTCATTCATTGAAGTAAACCCCACATCAGGTGGGCAAACAGTTTTTGACAACATCAATTTGCAATTTGTTAGCACCGCTGACATTTTTGTAACCATTAAAAAAGCAGATGGTTCAGTATTTACTCTGGCCCAAAATCAATACAATGTTACTGCTTCACCAACGCTAACGGTAACAATTACTGATTCAGCAGTAGGTTCTGATATTGCAACCAACGACACGATTCGCATTTTCCGCGACACAGATGTCTCTTCACCTGCTCGAATCTTTTCTAACGGGTCGGTTCTTAAAGCGTCTGACCTCAATGCAAACCACAATCAAATTCTGTTTGCCCAACAAGAAAACGATGAACTGGGTATTGGCGATGCATTGCAAAAAGATGCTTCAAATGCGTTCTGGGACGCTAATAGTCTCAAGATTCGGAATGTGGCTGATGCTGTTGATGCAAGCGATGCAATTACGCTGGGTCAGGTAAACGCCGCGTTGGCTTCAGCGGGCAGCGTTCCGTCTGTACCACAAGCCTACAGCACTGCTTCTGGAACATTGTCTAACGGCACATTTGCAAACGGCAACACGACATTCAGTATGAACCCACCACCAACGTCGGAGTTTGAGCAAACATTCATTGTTGAAATTGATGGTGTGATTCAGCGACCTAACAATGACTATACGATTACTACAGGAACTACAGAGGGAACACTGACCATTATTGGTGCAGATGTCACAAGTCAGGACATTGTGGTTACCAACTTTGGACTGTCCCGTCAGGTCTTTGACTTTCCAACCATTGGCACAGCAATTACTTCTTCTACTACGCCAATAACCCTAAACGGACACCCTAGTCAGGGAGATGCTTTCCCTATTTTCTTGGTAAACCGCAGTAATGGAACCAAGACGTTTAGAGTTGATGACGGCGATGTGACCATCAATGGGGACAGTGGCGACAACTTCCCACTTAATGTAATGAATACATTAGACGGTTCTACAGGGATTATGCGGCTGGGAAGCCACGGAAACCTTGGTGTGCATGTTTTCGCAGATCCAACTGAATTTGGACAGGCGAGCGGTCGTGGGTTCTTTTACCAAATTGAAGATAATAACAATCTCCCGCGTGGTGCAGATGACATGTTTGTTCTTCGTCGATCAGCCGTTAACGATGCTGGCAACCGGGAACGTGGCTTCTTTATGCGTTGCATCGGAAACCAAGGTGCAGCAAATGGCGGTACTGGTGTTGAGGTTTTCAGAATTCGTCAAAACGGAAAACTTCTTATCAATGCAACTGATGACACCATTAACGGTAATGCTGACAATGAAGCACTTTTGCAAGTCAGATCACAATTTAGTCCAGATGTTCAACCGTGTCCATACATCAGCATGCGAGACAGCAATGGAATAACTCGCCACCAATTTGGTGTCACTCAAACTATTATTGGTGGCGGAAACGATCAGGCTGCTCACTCAACAATTATTGGTAAACAAGATCCTGACGGCAGTCACCCAAACATTTTAAGGTGTGGGGCTACTCCGGGCGGAGATGGTTTTTCGGGTTCGGGCAGTGGTGAGGCTTATTGGCGATTCTACCTTAATGGTCAGAGATCCGACAATAATCGCCACACTTATTTCACCATGTGGGCAGTACGCAGGACTGATAATGTTGCAGTCGGCATTAACAGAGTTGTAACTCCGGGTCAAACTTACGGCACACAGGCAATCCAAATGCTTTACAGCGGTCGCATTTTGCTGAAAGACACAGAAGCATTTAGAGGGGCAGAAGATGTTCTTCGTAAAGATGAGGTGGCAAAGGCTGCTGGCATTACTTTGTGTACTAAAAATTCTCTCACTACTATTATTACTGCCACCTACCTTGGAACCAATGGTAGTGGTTCATTGACTGCAAACGATACTTCGTCTTACACCATCGCCTCGAATAATCCTCAGTTATCTGTTACCCAATCAGGTGGTGTTCTTACAGTTCCTGCCGGAACCTTTTTGACTACTGTTGCTGTCGATGCGTTCCACGATAGCGGAGTCGTACGTCCGGGTGCTGATTTTTCAATTGAACTTTTGAAAAACGGATCGGTAGTTGCAGAAACTAAAGTTGATGGAAACCCAACAACTCAAAGCGTTGGGATAAACGTGAATGAAGTTCCTTTTTCCCTTAACTACTCGGAACTTATTACTACAAGTGGGAACACAACGTATCAACTAAGGGCAAAATACAGCGATCCTGCATCTAGTGGCGGCTTCCTAACCAGACATATTAGACTCCGACGAAAGTCTGTACACATTCAACACCTTGGAGAATCCTAATGGTTACCAAAATTCCACACTCAATGACTACTGGGGTTATTGGCACAACCAATTTGTGCAGTCAAACTCCATCAGGCAAGGCCGGAGCAAACTCTGGTCTTGTTGTGCAGTTAGACACTAATGGCGAAGTCCCACCAGCCCTGCTCAGCCCCTGCATTGATCAGCATCGGATTACTGTTGATCAAGCAATTACTGCTTCTGCTGCTGACATTAACTCAACGTGGGAGCGAGTTGATACAACTGGTCAGGGTACTACTACTTTGCAAGTATCTCAAACGTCTGGGAAATTTGTGTTTCCGGTGACTGGAATCTACCTCGTAACCCTTCATTGTCAGATTGCTCGCGTAGACACCAATACCAATAAGGTTACGGCTAAGATTATTCACTCAACTAATGCTTTTGTAGATGACAGCACGAATACTACATTGGCTCAGGGCATTGTTGGTATTACGGGCAACCTACCAAAAGAAGTTACAGCCTTGTCTACGGTGGTTAATGTCACCAGCATTCTCAATCAACGAATTAAGTTTACGATTGAGGCTGACAATACGGGCACAGAACTAGATGGCGACTCGGCCTTTAACAGTACTTATGCAACTTTCTTGAGAGTTACGGGGACATGATGGAAACTAACAATGAAATACTGTTAGCCTTGGGCCGACTGGAGGGCAAAGTTGACTCACTCGTTGCCCGACAGAAAGTTATCGACGCTGAACTGGATAAGCACGAATCTAGGCTCCGCAGTCTTGAGCAGGGTAAATCATGGATGCTTGGAGCGGCTGCGGCTGTTGGGGCACTTGTATCGTTTATCGTTAAAGGATTTTCAAATGGATGAGCAAACCGCAAAAAGACTTCACGACGCACTCGCCAATGAACTACTTCGTAGGGTAGAGTCTGGGGAAGCAGGAGCCTCTGATTTGAGCGTAGCCCGACAGTTCCTCAAAGACAATGGCATTGATGCCACCCCGCAGCAAAGCGAACCGCTGGCTGACTTGGCTAAGTCCCTCCCATTCCAAATCCCGCAGACAGGATCCTGATATGTGTGTACCAGCCTTTTTATATCCACAATCACGAATATCTGAAGAACCTTCGGCTATGCCTATTCCCGACAACGCCAAAGGTTTTCCAGTGGTCGAAGATGCGTATCTGAAGCAGGCTCGGTTGCAGTTGATGATTGGTTTGATGAATCAAACAATGGGTACGCAGGCAAACCCATTTCGCCAACGATTTGGCAATTTTCCAAATAACAATACCCCTATTCGAGACAACCTTCCTCAAGGCCAAGATCCGCAATTTGGTGGCGGCCCTGTTGAACAAGGTCAGGCTCAAGGCCCATGAATGAACTTGCCGACTTCCGTAACTTCCTCTACTTGGCTTGGGACCATTTGGGGCTTCCTGCTCCTACTCGCATTCAATACGATATTGCCGAGTATCTTCAGAATGGGCCTAAACGTCGAGTCATTGAGGCTTTTCGTGGGGTTGGCAAGTCTTGGATTACGTCTGCTTATGTATGCCACCAGTTGCTTCTAAACCCCAACAGCAACATCTTGGTGGTGTCAGCGTCCAAGCAACGGTCGGATGATTTCTCCACCTTTACTCTTCGCATGATCAATGAGATGCCTTTGCTGGGCCACCTGAAGCCCACAGAAGATCAGCGGAACTCCAAGGTAGCATTTGACGTTGGGCCAGCCAAAGCCTCACACGCCCCCTCTGTGGTTTCCAAGGGCATCACCAGTCAGATCACCGGATCGCGGGCTG